TCGCAGTTGAAGGGGTGCGATTCCCTGGGGTGCTTGGCGGTTCGAGTTCCACTTGTTCAAACGTTTCTGAAGCGTCGTCATTCAATGGAAACTGGAAGTGCGAGAAGCTGGGCTCGATGTATACTCGAACATCATTGCCTCCTGAGCCTGAAGCACGGATGAGCGTGACAAAGGGGATTTTATTTGAAGAGGTGCGACTGTTTCCAGTGACCACCGACATTTTAATCATCCAAACGTGGACGAACGATGACGCAGCATCGTACCGTTCATCCCATGTCACGACAGCGCCATTGTGGCCTGTCATGGTGTATGTAGGCACTAACTGACCTGAGTGGACTGTGATTTTGTAATAATCGCTGCGAAGAAAACTCGCTTTGATTTGAACCTGTGCAGCAATGGAGAAATCGGGATACCATTCATTGGTGCCGGGTTGAATAACGTCCCAAGCAACGACTGATTGCGTGAAGTCAAAGTCGATCATACATGTTCGACTAGCTCCAAGCGCAGAAAGGCTTGGTCGAGATGGAACACTGAGTTCCACGTCGTATTCAACATACAAATAACCAGCCGTGATGGCGGCGGTCACATCCTCAGTTAGTACATACACTGCACCGGCATCGTATGTCTTCAAGTCCGATCCAGCTGGGGCTGAGCTAGTGCGGACGTACTTAGGGGAACGTTTGTTGAGATCATTTGCAGACAGTGTGCAAGTGAGTCCCTGCCACAAGGGGCCTGAGACGGCCGACTTGTAAGACTCTGCATCCGCGCCCGTCGCGGGATCAGTGTCCAATACATCATAATCTGGTGCAAGCACTATGTGACCATCCTGATTGGCGCCAACAGTTGGGCAGTAATGGATTCTCATCGATCTAAACGAGTAGAATTCATAATTCTGCGCAATTGACGCCAACCACGGAAACATGTGTCCCGCTCCGGAGCCAAGTCCTGGGTTAAGGTAATATTTGACGACTTTTGTGTCGCCGTCAACGGTGATTGCCTTATCAAATCTTTCCTGGTGCCTGACCATGATGGATTGTTTCCCGGGGTTGTTAATAATGGCTCTGGGCCCACCCTGAGTACGTACAGTCCCAACTCTGCGATTCCGCATAGGAATATCATGAGACTGGGTATTCTGTAAGTTGGCGGTTCGTTTTGGGAATGCGCGGCGACGCTTAACCGTGTTAGCGTTTGGCACATTGTGATTACGACCAGATGTGACGTAGTTCTTTGCTGCTCTGCCTAATCGACCTAGCACAGCGCGACCTACTGGAGAGGCTGCTGCGTTTGCTAAGGTCGTCAGATAGTTGCGATTGCTCTGACGAGTGGTTAATGCCATTCGTGCTTTCAAGATGTATATGACTGGCAGATTCTAAATACCCAGCGCCCTTTGAGTAGGGTCGGCAAGATCAATCTCCATGATGCGAGTGGCAACCCAATGCTCACAAAGGATTGGTAGTCTTGGCAATATGGATAAGTAATCGTTGAACGATTGAATATCATCGAAACTCAGATGATACTTTCGAGCAAGATAAAAATCCCATGCAATGTTAAATCCCCGCAAATCGAGAGTGTATTTCTCAGTCACGATCCTTTCTGAAGTGGTGATCTGGCGTCTCAAGAATACCGAGAGTATAGGACAATCACCAAAGGTCGGGAGAAAACTATCTGCCACCGAGCTGCGCCATTCTGCCGGCTTGTCAAGTGCCAAACTTGAAACAGACCAGAACAATTTTCCCAACATTCTTCCGAGTTTGGGTCCAAATCCGTATCCACCACCAATGAGCGGGTAGTAATGCCCCGAGATGAATGAAACATTGATAATATCAGTGAAACATGCACCCTCCGGCTTTATACCCAACTTCGCCTCATGCTGAGCGATCTCTAAGTAGAGTTTGTCACATTGCTGTGGACAATCAAAGGAGAGA